ATATTTCCACTAGCAACATTCAATCCACGATTAATATTTGAAGTATTTAATGCTGATGCAGGTACTGTCCCTGCTGTAATTTTTGTACCAGCAACACCAGCAATCTTGGCATCTGTTATTGCTGCATTAACAACAGCATCGGTATCTACGCTGTTATTGGCAAGAGCAGTTGAATCAACAGAATTTAATCCAAGCTTTGCTGAAGTCACTGCATCATCAGCAATCTTCGCAGTAGCCACTGATCCATCAGCAAGAGAAGCAGCTTGCAACGTTCCACTAAGTTTTGCTGCTGTTACTGCTCCGTCTTGGATTTTATCTGTTGTTACCGCATTAGTAGCAAGCAAACTGGCTGTAATTTGTGCTGCTGCAATGTTTCCTGTCTGGATCGTTGCACTAGCAATTTCTACATTTGTTATTGCATTTGAAGCTACCTCACTTGTTCCCACTGCATTTGCAGCAATCTGAGATGCACCAACAGAATTTGCTGCTAACTGCGTAGCAGTAATACTTGCACTTGTGATTTTTGCACCACCTATATCTCCATCGGAAAGGTTTAGCTTTGCGAAAGCAACTGTTGAATTAGTTAATTTATCTCCTGTAATGCTGCCTGCTAACTGTGCATTTGTAATCGTTCCAGATAAAGAAGACGTTGGGTAGTTTGTTGCATCACTAAGGTTTAGGGCAGGGGTCGCATCTGTCGATCCAAGTGAAAGACTTAAACCTCCAAGACTGATACTTGAATTAGCAAGCTTGGCATTTGTTACTGCACTATCTTGTATTGCTGCTGTTGCTACTTGGTTCGTTCCTAACGTTCCAACTTTTGCTGCTGGTATATCTCCTGCATCAATTAACGCTACACCTGCTGCCAGTAAATCCTTTACTGTTACTTTTTTTGTTTCTGACGCACTTAAATCTGCAAGAGCTAATACGTCTGTTGATTGAACACCTGCCTCTGCTAACGCTGGTAATTGCGAAATCTGAAGATCTGCCATGCCTTGACGCTAAAAACTATTACAAGCAGTTTAATCTGAATCGAGCAATATAGGACTTTCATTTTCTTGCAATATTTTATCTGTGTTCTCCTGTAACAAGAATCCAGGGGTTCCACCAGTTTTTAACTTGATGATTCCATTGGTTACAAACTCAATAGAAGTTTCTATTACCTCTGAAGGAGTAACATTAATTGCAACATTTGTTACGATGCAATTACATTCATAAAATACATCTTTTTTACTATTTACATTGTCTTTGTATAAATAAAGTGCAGCGTCAAAGTCTGATCCCTGTTGAGTTCTTAGTACTAATTGTGCAAGGTAAAATGGAAACTCTGGCTCAATACCTCTTTCGTTTTGTTTATATCCATGTTCGTAACGATGCTCAAAGAAAGCACTTAATGTTCCTTGCCCTGAGATAAGCCCTGCTTCGTATTGATTTCTAAACTGATCTCCTAAATTGGTTGTATCAACTTGATCTCTACTCGTTGTCATTTCAAAATCAGTTACATTTGCTAGTTGCCTGAATCTTTCATTTCTTGTTTTTATTAGGACATCTTTAGCTGCACTAGGAGTCACCAAGGTCAAAGCATCAGATTGTTCTCCACTAAGAGCTTTACCAAAAGTATTAAATAAACGAATCCCACCAGCTTGATCTACATGAATATAAGCTTTTGCATCAGGAAAACTATGTCCGTTAATTAGTTCTAGCGTTGACCCATCTACAGTTTCTATTTCTATTTGATCTCCTGTTAATAACGATCCATCAGCAAAGTCAACACTAAATCTTTTCTTTGACGTGTTGACATCAAAAGGATCTAGCTTTGTTTTTAAAGCTTCTTGTAAAGAGTCACGTTTTAACGCAATCTCTCCTGACTGACCAAAATAAACACCCATATCTACATATCAACAATCATTGGAGCACCGTTAGCTTCAAAACTTACATCTGCTTCTATAACTTCTCCTATCGCTACATTCATATTAAAAGATGTAATAAAAGCACTAAATTTAACCCTCCTGCCATTTGAACTACCATCAGCAATTTTTAATTCAAACGTAACTTCTGTTGCAGCATTATTTGTACCATCACCAGCACTAACAGAAGTAGGGAAAGATGTTGTTCCCATTACTTTTTGAAGCAATGTAGTTACGTCGCCACCCGATCCAGCAGATGCTTGATGATATGCCAGTCTTGCCGTTCCAGCAAAACTTCTTATCCCTGGAATAATTGTTCGATCTGTATCTTCTAGTGAAGTTGTATCTAGTACAGCCTGAGAAGTAGAAAACCCAAATGACTTTACTTTTACTGCTGCTGCATCAGCAATCTTTAACTGACCATGTTGACCGCTATAAAAAGGCACGACCTAAAAAATCAATACATTGTGTTTATTCTACGGTGAATCGAGACAAGCAACAAAACTACAGCTCACATTGCTTTTCCCTGGAAAAACACTTATTACATTTGGTGGAGCACTATATCTCCACTTTAATTTTGCTCTTGTCGTTCCATCGCCTCCAATTGATCCTGTTATTTCCTCTCTGAAAACATTGCTTGAACTAGAATCTTCTATACCTAATGCACCGTTTTCATTACTAAATTCAATATGACCGTAGACCGACATAACACTGTCATAGTTATTTAAAATTTCTACTACTTGATCGTCAGTAATATTTACAAAGCCTAAAACTAAAGTTGCATCAACCCTTTTATTGCCATATCTCAAGTGTGTTTTTGTCCCATCTTGAGATTTAAACTCTGTACTTGGATACGATCCAGGGGTAAATGATCTTTGGTTTGGTTTAAGACCAGAAGGAAAAACAACTTTTGCCATTACTCAATCTCTGAAAATTCACCAGACGTTAAAAGTCCTGTTAACAGTTTAGACTTACCACTGGAATTTACAGGATAAAAACTAGCTGATACAGCAATTAAACCTTCTTCTCCATAAGTAATAGATTGAACTTTATATATTTTATTTTCTGTTGTAGTTGATTTTATTGCAAACAAGCTGCCAGCAGGTACTCCGTGGTTAGCTGATAAAAGATTTACGTTATTCATTGTCTTTATTCCTTCTGTTCCTGTTTGCCAGTAATAAATATTTTCTGAAGTACTTAGACCATCTTCATTTGTAACAACCGTTCCATCAGGTGTTATTGCTCCATTTCTAAAACGATCAGTATGTGAAACCTCGCTAATTACTTTAATTAAATCTCCTGGGCCTACATTTTCAATGTACTGAGGGGCTGTTTCAAACTGAATTGTATGGTCTATTTCTTTTCTAACTTTTAAAGCGTAATAAACAAAAGTTCTTGCATGTTCTTTCCTAGTACAAAAACCACTTAAGTCAAATCGTTCTATTGGATCATTTTCTGACCCACTAAAATTATTTGCAAACCTATAAAGATCAGACTCTATTTCACTAAATCCGTTTGTTTTTTCTTTTCTATATAAAACATGTGCTTTAAACAATTGACGTTCTTGAGGATTTAAAAATCCAACCTGCATACCTCTAGTATTGCCATCTGTATAAAGGCATTTAACACGACTTCTTATATCAGCTTCGTAATTAATTTTAAATTTACTATCTTCCATATTTTGTATTCCTGTAATGCCTGCTGTTTCATTTGTATTGCTTAGATGAGCAATAAAACTTGTTTCTTGTTCACATTCAAAAGGTAAATCAGGATAAACAGAAAAACGTCCACCTACTATTTGAAAACTCAACATGTTATAGCCAGCATGTTCAAAAATAAATTCTCTTAAATTTATCTTTTCAGAAATCACCCCGTCCCAGAAAAATTCATTAGCTCTACAAAACTTTGCAGCTACAACCATTTTTCTCTTATCAACTGAGTTTGCACCAATAATTTCACCAGCACCTATTTTGCTATCAGTTAACAAGGCATAAACAATTTCAGGAAAAAGACTTGTGGATCTTTTACTGTTATCTAATAAGCTTTCAACTTTAATTCCTTTTCTAAAATATGCAGATAGCTGTGAAAAATTAGTCCATTCTTTTGAGCTATTAATTCTTATTCCTGCGTAAGCAAGATCTGAATATTCTGGGCCTTGATTGTCCTCTCCTATTATTTCATTTAAATAAACAACCTGATGCTCTGGTTGGTCTAAGTGGCTTGATTGATCTCCTTCGTATTTATACATATCAGAAGCAGCATCAAAATCGTTTAAATGTGATTCTGCTGGCTGGCTACTTAGTGAATCTACAAAAGGTTTTAATGTAATACCTGTTTGAATTGCTGGAGTGTTTGGATTTCCACCACCTGCCGCTTGAGCAGGAATAGTAACTATTTCTCCTTCTTTATACCCTGAACCACTGGCAGTTAAATGAAATTCAGAAGCAACATCAGTTCCATTTGTATAAGAAGTGAGTAATACCTTAGCTCCCGTACCATCACCACTACTTGTTAACGATACCTCAGTATTTACATACGATTGAACAGGTACAGATTGCAAAACAGATCTTTCTACATATAACTGTAAAACAGGATTTAAAATTGAATTGGTTTCTGGATGTGTAACTCTTGCTGCAATACCACCAACCTTAGTAGCTCTAAATCTTTCATTGCCTATATCAACTTGAATTGTTTCTATGTTTTGTCCAGAAGGTATTAATTGACCAGATACTAATTTAGTACCTCTATACCATAAATCAAACCTAATAAAGCCTGGTTGAACTAACGCTGGATTAGTAATTATATCAAAAAAAGTAAGACTTCCTATGTTTGTACCATTAGCTGCATTATGTCCAAAGTTACCAAAATAACCCCATAAAGCTGCGTCTGCTATTACGTATTTTTGAGAAGTTGGTATTTGAAATAATTGGTTATTAGTCATGTGTTGACTAATATTTAATGATTGAATACCTGCTATTCTTTCTCCTGTAGAAGCGTCTGTAGGAATATTCCCAATAATAAATTCTGGATTAGATAACTTTTCTTTATTTAGTACAAGTTGATTTTCTCCTACAAATTTAACGCTAAAAACTCCATAAATTGTATTTCGTTCATAACCTACTAAGTTTTGGTTATTTTCTGTATGGTTTGCATTTAACAAGTTAACTTTTACATTTCCATTGTTTCCTATTTGTCGTATAACATCACGACCAGGCCAAGGTAATAATCTATATTCAAATTGATCCTCTCTTGGATGTTGTATTTTTATAAAGTTATATTGAAATTCTGGAGTGTTACCTCTTACACAAAACAGTCCTGTATGTTGTGAAGTATTAGAACTATTAACTAATTCATCCCATGTTTCTGATCCTAATTCTCGTACATATAATTTAAAGAATGAAAATCTAGTTATAAATTTATCAATACGTCCTAAATTTAACTGACCTCCAGGCTCACCAAAAATCTTACCTAAAGCTTCTTGATCAGGTTGTGAGTTAACATTAGCAAAATTTATTTTCTTAAATACTTTACTTTTTAAACCAATCTCTGTAATTTTACATCTTCTATTATTACTTATTGTTCCAATAGCTAAACGTTGCAAATGATAGACATCAGCAGGATCAGCCAAGTCTCTATTATTTAATAGTTGATCAATAAAAATTATATTATCTGTGCTATTTCCAAGATCCATTACATTCTGCAACCTACTTCCAGACTCACTAAATACGGGATTATTTATATGTCTTGCAAGACCTCCTGCTTTTTCTAAATTATTAGAATTAGAATCTATTTCATTTACTTTAAAGGTATATTTTTTTGTAAAAGTATTATCAAATGGTCTGTTATCTGTAATTTTAATACAAGTAGCAATGCTAGTTCCTAGCATATATGTTTCACCAACAGAAATATAAGAATCAGAAGATTCTCTAATTGCTTTTGTTGAGTTGGTTATGTCAACAACTCCATGAGGCATAAAACCTTGTTTCTTGTCTTCGGTATCTTTTTGAACACCAACATTATCTCCGCCTAATATTTCATAAACAATTTCATCATTAACAGAAACACTTCTTGAGGCTAAAGACGATCCATCAGCAGGTTGAGTAATAAATCCTGCTCTCATAGGAAAACTAGAAAATTCTACTTTCTTTCTTTTTCGTCCTATATCTCTTATAGCTGCTTTACTAGCTCCCCTAACATCTCTTACTAAATCATAGGCAGGTCTAAATATAGAAGTATTTGGCATAGGATTATATAAGCCAAAAGTTGTTTGAGTATTAGGATTTCTTGCACTACTAAAAGCAGGTAAGTCTTTTACATTACCTTCAACTGAGATTGGAATAGCAAAAGGATCATCTTGATTTTCAACAGGTAATTTTTTATCTACATTATTTTCTAGCGAATCACCTTCTGTTATACGTCCACCATTATTTTTAAAATATAAAGTAAACTTTTGTTTATGGTAATTTTCTAGCAACATATCACCAATTGCGAAACCTTTTTCATCTGGCGGTAAATCTAATTCACCAAGGCAAAATAAAGCTTTAGCAGATAATCTTTGCAAACGTCCCAAGCTCTTTAGTTGTGACCAAAGTAACTGACTATCAACTCTAATTCCTCCTTCTAAATTAATATCCTTATTTGTAAATATTAAAGGAATAATATCACCAATAGTTGCTAAATTTTGTATTGAATCAAAAGCAAATTGAGGAGCAAAACGCTTTGCACCAATAACATCTGCTGTGTTTATAGCTGCTTTGCTGTCTAATTGTTTTGGCTTAGGTGTTAATAAATAAGCAACCGTAGCAGAAGCAATTGCTAACCCTATTTGCACTAAAACCTGCTTTCCTGCTTCTGTTCCAAAATAGACAGCTACTTGTCCAGCTTGTATATCAGGAATTAATTCATAACCTTTCTTTTGTTTACCGTCATATAAAAAAGTTTGATCTACAAAATAAAAATATTCTTTCTTACTTAAATTTAAAAGATTACATAGTTCTAACTCCGTGGGTAATAGGACTCGATCACCGTAAGGCTGTTTAACGGTGTCCACACTACCGTTGATTCGTTGAATCTTTCTTGGAAACTCAGCCATCCTTCCTCATAAAACGCAGCCATTCCCAAACCATTCTCTGATTTGCAAAGACCAATTGTTCCTAGTTTAGGGGGTGATTCAACTCCCCACCTATTTAATTCTTCAAAAAAGACATCATAATCTCTATTTTTCAATCTTCTATACCAACTTCTTTCTCCTCTAGGAACTTTTATTCCATACGATCCAAGGCAAGAACGACATAAAGATAAGCAGTCAGCAGCACCATGTTTTTTAGGATCTGCCCCTAGACGATAAGGCAGTCCAATTAATTCGTATGGTTTCATCTAGCTTGGATATTTCCTGTTACTGGTATATGTCCAACATCTTTTGAAGTTAATGTTTTAGTTGGTGCATTAGCTCCTACCGCATCAATCGCACTAGAAAGAACAAGTTCAATTTGTACTGGATCGTAATTAAATAAAGTTGCTAACCATGTTTCAGCAGCTAATATTTTTTTCTTTGCAAATGATTCCGTCATTAAGAAAGTTTCTACTTTTACTTGATATTTATTTTCTACCATTTCTTTTACATAACCCATGCTTACAGGATTACTAGCAAGAATAATTGAAGCTTCTAAATTATCACCAGAAGTTGTTAACGCTGCTCCTGAATATAAAAAAGACAGATAAGTATGACCATCTACAATCTCGTTGTATTTACCGTTTTGAAATTTGTTTGTAGTAAAGACAGTCTGTTCTTGTTTGTTAGTGATATTTGGTTGACCGCCTAAAGGTTTTGTAACTTCAATAAAAGCAGCTAAAGAAACTAAGGTCATAATCCAATGCGGCTTCTAGCACTACGACTATTTCTTAAACTAGCAAAAGTTTGAGAAGATCCTTGTAAAGCACCTTGTCTTGTTGCTGTGCCAATAATGTCATTTACAGCAGACTTAGGAACAAATTCTTCAGAGTTGAAGTTAAGAATAGGCCCAGAGTAAGAAACTGTTGTAGAACTTCCACCGCCTCCACCTGCATAAGACGAGCCACCTCCAGCAACTACAGAATCGCCTCTAGCACCTGCTGAGTAGCGTTGCATACTTGAAGCCATCTTTGATGCAGGAATTACATATTCATTTTCTCCAGCTTCTCCTATAAGGCTAACTTCAGGTTTTGTGACATAACCCCCTGTTGCTCTAGGCATAATAGGAGGTTTTCTGGGCCCTGGATTTCCTGTAACTCTATTTAGTTTAGGACCAGGTTGGATGTTGTTAGCACCAAAACTTATATTTCCTACAAGTGAATTTATAGCAGAGTTTAAAAATGCTCTTGATATTTGTTTTAAAACACTTGCTAACACTTCATTTAA